ATGAAGTTACCCTTTCCTCTACGAGTTTGCTGTGCGATTGCGTTAGCATCTCTCTCGATCTGGAACATAAGTCCCTTGAATTTCTCAACTGACCATCTTCCGTTTGAGTCAACGTCTAGGTCGAATACACCAGCGTTGGCAACGTTGTTCTGAGCACCCTGTTTTGCAACAGTATAAACTGTACGAACAACCTCACGGTTGATTTCTGCAAGTATCTCACTAGACAATAGGTTAGCAAGTTCTTGCTCTGCATCAAGACCGTGAATTGCTTTCAAGTCCTGTGCAAGTTCTAGAGTGTATTCTGCTTTCAAAGCACGAGTCTTTGCAGTAACAGAAGTCTTCTCTATACTGAAGCTCATCTCGTTGAAGAGAGTAGATCCAGATCCTAATGCTTCAGCATCTTCTCTAGCGATGTTACCAGCTTGACGCTCGTAGTTACCAGCAGTTGTTCCACCACCAGTAGCATCGTTAAGAAGTCCTGGGTTAGCATCAGTTGTTCCACCGTCTCCAAGAGGAGATACTGGATCGTTAAATGCTGCAGGTCCCTGAGTATTACCAGAGAAGTTTGTATCTGGTTCGTTGTATAGTGCCTCGTTACCAGCTCTTAGTGCAGAACCATTCTGCTGATAATGACTCTTCATTGCGAAGATAAGTCCTGTTGGACCTGACATTGGTTGAACGCCACAGATGTCGTATGCTACCAAGTTAGGCATAGCACGACGGATTAGTGAAATCATCACTGGGTCGAAACCAGCTAGTCCACCAGTCTTAGTATCTAAACCACTACCAGATAGTGCGTTTGTACCGATAGCTCCAGCAGTGTTGGATGCTTCGTTAATCATTCCACGCTCTTCGCGTAGTTGTGATTCTGTATTTTCTAACAGAACAGCAGTAACAGCCTTTCTATAATTGTCTTTAATAGAGCCTGCGCCCTCATGACTTAGAACAGGTGCCCACTTTTCTGTTAGAGCTTTTGAATTAAACATTTTTATGTTTGCTCTTTTAAATTTGGGTTGTTATTATCAGGATTGCCAGCGGTTAAGAGCGTTAAGGTATGTTGCCATTGCTGGTGTTACCTCTGCGTTCTCTCCTTCTACTGGAGTTTCATCTGCAACCTCACTTTGAGTTACAGTTCCTTCTTTGAAGTAAGACTCTTTGATAGTTTTCACTTTCTTAGAGAACTCCTCCTCAGTTGTAAACTCAACGCCCTCAGCGAGTGCAGCGAGTTTGTCTTTCTGAGTATCTGCAAGTCCTTCTGAAACAGTGTTCAGAACATTGATTTTGGCAGTCTCATTTAGACGGGTTTGTAATTTCACATTAGCTTTGACCTGTTCGTCAAGGCGTGCTTCCATTTCACGAATAGAGTCAGCCATACCTTCTACCACCTCAACTTTCTCATCGGGGATAGCGATATAGTGCTCTTCAAAGAGACCCTTCAAACCTGCAATGAAGTCTTCGGTGATCTCATTCTTTATACCACGGTCCACAGCAACTTGATTTTGCTCCATCCATGTACCTATGGCGTAGTTAACTGTGCCATTAACTTCTTCTGAAAGTTCTGCTTTAGCAGCAGTGAGCTTCTCTTCGTGCTCTTTGGCAAAGTGTTCTACAAGCTTTAAATACTCTTCATTAAGTTTTGCTTTAACGGCAGCTTCAAAAATTGTCTTTGCCTTTTCAGCAAACTCTTCTGAGAGTTCTGTGCCCTCTACTAGGGCTTTAACGTCAGCGGAAACGTCAAGATCCTCAAACGATGGTTTGATAGGATATGTCACATCAGGACCAGTACCTGTTCCGTATGCAGCATCAGAACCAACTTTAGGTTGTGTTCCCTGATCTCCTGCATCTTTTGTTGATGAAGTTTGAGCAGATCCGTCGCTAGATGCATCTCCAACTGGAGCAGCTGCTTTAGCGCCAGGATTATCCTCACCGTCTGCATCATCCTCGTTAGGAGTGGTAGATGTGCCGCCAAGATCAGTTATTGACTGACCTGCTGGAGCAGCAGATGGTTCTACTTTAGGTTGAGGATCCTTGCCGCCAGAACCAGTCTGTGCGTCAGAGACCTGAGTGGGTTCACTACCAGTGCCAGGGATGACGGTTGCAGATACAGTTGGCATAGGATCAGCCGCGTTCTCCACAATCACCTTTTGCTCGGTAACGAACTCCTCAAACTTTTCATTTAGCTTGTCTGACATTTGAGTTTTCCTCGTAATTTCCGTATAATTAATATAAGTTTATTTATAGTATCAAAGATTTGAGAGGAAATGCTCAAAAACTTTGAGCGTTTTTCCTTCCATGGTGCGGCGATTTGCACCTTCCATGTACCTTTGGTATTTAGCAACTTCCTTTTCTTTTAAAAGACCGTTGTCCCACACCCATTCTTTGCCTTCCATGATTCCATTCACGAATGCATCAGGTGCGGATGGATCTGCCACAATATCAGCAGCAGTTGTAAGCATGAAGTCATCTGCAACAATACTGCAGTCTTCACTCTTTTGAATACTTCCCATACCACGAGAAGAAACACCTAACTGAACTCCTTCGCCAAGTAAACTCTTAGCTATGTTACCCATTGGTGTATCAAGGATCTGTGCTTTTCCAACAAAGTTATTGCCTTCTGCACGGAGACTTGTAATTCTATGAGAAACCCTATCGAGATTGATAGTAGGACCATCGGGATGACCGAGTTCACCTAAAGCACGTTTGGATTTAACATACTCCTCATTGTATCTTCCAACTTCACGTTCGAGGACACTAAAGGGATACATACGACCATTTCGATTTTTTAATTCAGATTGTAAGAATACTCCCTCAATGTAAAGAAGTTTCTTTCCGTTCTTTTCCTCTGTAAGGATTTTAACGTCTTCAATCTGTTCCGTTATCAGTTTCATCGGTAGTTTCCTTTTCGGTAGGTTCATCAAAGAATGTATTTGCTACCACCTTTTTGTAATCTGCCATAGCTTCGGAAGCTTTGGAAAATAACATGTCGTGGATAGCATCGATAGCAGTTGCTCTTTGATTATCGTTGATCTTACCAACGATATCTACAGCACCCACTTCGCTATTAACTTCAGTTTTTTCAGCCATAATATTAGTTCAGTATATATTATTTATTATTTGGAGAAGGTTTAGGTGCGGATTTCGCTCTCTTTAGGTCTCTAGCTAGAGCATCATCATCAGCCTTTGATTGTCTTTCTGCATCATCATCTGCTTGCATTGACTGTATTTCAGGAGCAAGAGCCTGATTTGCTACATTCAATTGATCTAATGTATTCATTTCTGCAGGATCAAGTGCAAGACCACTGGTTATATCAGTTGCCATCTGCTTATCAATCTCACGCATATCCTTGTTAGTTTGTCCAAGAATTTGACTACGAACATACTCTGTTGAGAAATACTTACCTACAAATGGATCCATTTGAGTAACAGTCATCATTCTCTGATTCATCATTTCAATTTCTTTGAGTTCGTTGAAATGATTATCAAATAAGAAGTCAAACTGGATATGCTCCTTCATATCATCCCAGTCTTCAGGAGCTATTACTCCCTTGAGTATGAGTTGAGTCTTGAGCATGTCGTGGAACATCTCAGCAAATCTTTTACGTAGACGTCCAATGAACTTAGTGAACTTAAGTTCGTCACGGAGGACTTCAGTGGTTTTACCGAGGTTGAATCCTTTATTGTCGTCTGTGAGACGGGATGGAGGAAGATTGAGGCTGTTATAAAGCTTCTTCTTAAAATACTCAACATCTTTGAGTTCGCCTAGGTTCTGACCCCCAGGAAGAGTTGTGATCTCAGTTCCACGTCCACCCTCTCTACGAGGTAACCAGAAATCCTCAAGCATACTCATGTGCTTTTTATCGTCACGCATCTCACCAGTGTTTGCGTCATACACTAGCTTATTACGATAACGACTCATAACATCACGAAGATATTGTTCCGCTTTTACCTTAGGTAGATTACCTACATCAATGTAGAAAATTCTACGTTCAGGAGCACGGGACAGTCTGTATATAACAAGACTATCTTCAATCATTCTAAGTTGATTGAGTGCCTTGATTGCCTTATGAAGGAAACCAAGAGTCATTCTCTTGTTTAAATCTTGTAGTCCAGATGGTGCAAATGTAATACTATCCACTGCCATCTTTACACCTTGTGACAATGACATGTCACCAACAGGTCCTAAGACACCACCTTTATAAAAACCTTTTGGATTATAGAGATAATAATCTACAAACGTACCGTATTCGTACTCTAGTGCTGTGCCTTTAATAGCTTCACGAGCTAGAGAGTCTTTCGGTTTTTGATCAATTTTTTGTCGGACCTTCTTGATCTTCATTGGATCAATATAACGAAGTTCCGTAATACCTTTCTTTGGATTATCTAAATCGATAACCTTGTGATAATAAAGTCTTCCATCAATATACCAAGATCTGACAATCTCATGTGCTCGATTGTCAAAGTTTAAAAGTCTTTTTATATACTCAAATTCATCTCTTACCTTTTTCTTGATACCCATTCCAGCATCTAGATTATCTAGATTAACTTCGACAGGAGTATCATGAGCATCACTCACAATAAATTCATTAACAACTTCGTCAACTGCACTATCCACTTCTGGATGTAATGCCATGTCACGATAACGACGGATCATCTCAAACTCATTACGAGCTTGATTATCCGTATCCACATATGTTCCATAGTAACCACCTGCTGCTACGGCGATTGCCTCATCAGCATTAGGAGGGACGGGGGATTGACCCTTCCGACCCTCCTTGCGATTTATCTGGAAGCCAAATAATTGACTCATGATTACCTAATAATACTTCTTCTGATCTATTTATCAGACTACGCCAATGCTACTTACGCCTTCGCGTGTACCACCTTGTGCAGTGAAGTAAGAATACTGCCACTCAACTGTGAACTCTTCAATCTGATCATTGCTGTCATAAGCAAGATCAATAGGAGAAACGTTAGTTGGGAAGCAATGTAATAGTGTGTACTGTCTTAGGACAGCTCCACCTTCAGAAGCATCTTTTTCAAGTTGCTTAACAATTAATTCACCCATGTAACCATCACTCTTGTTAGGTTTAAACAGAGGAGCAGAGTTATCATCGTGAGTATTGATGGTATTTGCCCACTGCTCAAAGAAGGAGCGTAGCTTAAGATCCTTATCGTTGAAGAATGTTGCAGTCCATGTATCGAAGGTACGATCACCTGCGATTTTAACTGTTCTTCCTCTGAAAGGAACTTCTATCACACCCAAGTTAGAACCTGGAAGTGCTGCGGACTTGCACATTACGTTAATCAAGTCCTGTGCATCGTTTTTATCTAGAACGTCAGGGAACTTGACGTCAACCATAAACATGTTAGGTTTGACGCCTTGCCCAATATTCTGTAGAAACGCACTTACGTTATTGACTGTTGCCATTGTTTGTTACCTCGTGTTTTTTTCTCGTTATACTTTTGGATTATCTACCGACGACTTCAGCGAACGAGACACCCGTTCTTGTAGCAGTTACAGTAACTGTTACGTAGTTAATCGAGCGTGTAGGCTTGAGGTAGAGTTCAGCAACAAACTCATTTCTGTCAATGACTTCGGGAGTATTGTTGGTATCATCACAAACAACTAGATAGTCAGTTAAACCTCTACGTGCCTGAACCTCAGCAAGGTAAGAACCGATAGAGGAAGCAAACCCTGAACGAGTTGTTTCATCATTCTGTTCAAAGAGAACTGCTTCTGCAAGTCCTCTAGCTCTCTTCTCAACATTTAGGAATAAACGACGAACGTTAATTCTATCGAATGAAGAAGGAGATGCAAGTGCAGTCTTGTCACCAAATAGGATTGGACCTGCACCAGGGAAAGCAACAATTGGGTTTACTGCACTAGTGTAAAGATCGTCTCTCTGTGCCTTGTTAGGATTGAAAGCGAGTTTTACAACATTTTGTAGTCCTCCTCTTGCAGTTCCTGCGGGAGAGAACCAATCATCTAGAATTGCGGAAGTAGAAACACAGAGACCAGCAACATCACCGTTACAACCAATGTAACGATACTTGTCGTTGAATCTATCGTATGTGTACTTAATTCCACTGTCTTTTACAACGTAAGAACTAGAAGAAATATTATCCATAAACTCTAGCGTATTTGCTAATTGAGTTGAAGGAGATAGTGCAGCACCACCAGAAGTAGCTACTTGAGCACCAGTCCAAGGAGAAACGAATGCGATGCAATCCTTTCTGCTATTTGCAACAGCAGCAACTGCTTGTGCTTTAGCAATTGTATCTGCTTCATTAGCACCGTTACCACCCATAAGAACAAAGTCTACAGTAGTTTCTTCGGTGTCTAAGAATTTGTCATATCCTGCTTGTACTTCACCTGCAGTATATGCATAGTCATCTGTACCACCAGATAGAGCACCACCAGCAGTAGACTTGATGTATGCAATAACCAATGGAGATGCAGCAGTAGCACCGTAAGATGCTGCAGCAGAACCAGGATCTTCACCAAGTGTAGTAAACTCAGTACCAGTTAATCCTTGACCTGCATAAACGTATTCAGAAAATTCATTAACATAATTTTTCCAATAAGAAGAAGCACCTTCAGGTGTCTTACCATCAGAAAGTTTTGAGAGATATGTCATTCTCTCAACAATAGTGTTTGATGTTTCGTCAATAACAGCAACGTGTACTTCGTCACCAGATAGATAACGCTCAGAAGCGAAAGAGCTAGTACCAGGACGAGGAGCAATTGCTTTATATGTTAAACCTGTTGAACCAATTGGAAGTCCATTCCAATCAGAATTAGTAAAAGCAGACTTAGTGAAACTGTTACCAGTTACTGCAGGAGCAGCACCTTCTTTAATACCAACATTGTTAGCATCAATAACAACTGTAACTTCGTGGTCGTTAGCACCATCGTTAACTGTACCACCAACTGCAAGACCATGACCTGCTTTGGTCATCTTTGCGTCTGCAACTTTATCTACAATAACAACACGAAGGTTGTTACCATCTGCACCAGCATCTCTAGCAGCAAACTTTTCAGTAGTTACTCCTGCATCGAAGTCTTCCTGACTACCGATAAGAACTCCTGACCCAGAAAGGGTTGCGTTTAATACTCCAGTAGCTGCACGAACAACTGCTAATGTTCCACCATAACGAAGGAATTCGGATGCTATTAACCAATCAGAAGCATTAGCCTCATCTGGTGCTCCAAATACATCAATTAGTTCTCTTTCAGAACCGATTTGTACAATTTTGCCTACGGGTCCTTTGCGGAATGAAGAAGAAATAGCACCACGAAGAGCACTACTACCAACTACAACTGCATTGGATAAATCACGTTCTCTAATAACAACACCAGGCGAGACTTGACTTGCCATGTTTTTTTACCTCTAGATATCAAATTTATCTAAAAGTATTTAGATATTCCACTCGCTCTAGAGGGGAAACAATGCATGAACAACCTACCAGTCTGGATATTTCCAATCAGAAAATGGATCTTTCTTTTTCCTAGCTTTTAAAATTCTTTGTATAGTACAATCTTTACATTCATATGAATAGGCAGATGGAAGACCTCTCTTTTGTCTTCTCGTCATATAATAATCTTCTATTAAATTCTTCTTTTTATTACAAGATCTACAAGTCCTCTCTTTGAAAAGAAGATGTTCCAGAGAAAACTGATCCCCAATATCCATCAGAAGGGTAACATATACGTAACTTCATCCTGCTTATCTCCGTATGCCCACAGTTCACCGTCTGCGTCCACGAAGGTATCGTCACCCAAGCCATCGTCAATAAACCCAAAAGGAGCCATATCCTGTTCAATTTGGTTTCGTTGTTCATCGTAAATTCTCCTCCTAATATCTTGGTCGGTCATCTCTTTGAAATATTCTTGCATGACTAACCATGCAAACAATACCATACACATTACAAGGTCATCATGATATCCCTCGTCTGCTTCCCATGCTTGTTTCTTTTGTACAAACGTAGTTAGCTCTTGGAAAATATTAAAGTCATTGAATATTAATTTATCTTCTTCAATAATAGCTTTGAGATTAGAGCAACCGATCTTCTTCACAGTGATGCTCATCTTAACACCCAACTGGGTTTTATTACCTGAGAACCCCTGACCTACTATCTGACCTGCTCTACCTCTCATAGCACACATGAGTACGTTAGGATACTCAAGGTCATAGTTTAATGTTGCTGCTATACTATCACC